AAAGGGGACTGATGAAGCTGGCCGGAGCGAGGGCCCCTGATTTAGCATAGAGGGTAGCTGGCAATCATGGAAGATAACTAGCGCATTAAGCACACAAAAGACAAAACCGGGGGTCCGGCCACTCCCGGGAAATACACACAAAGAAAGGAGTTGAAGCACATTGGCAAAGAAGAAGGAAAAACCTTGCCCGGGCAGCAAGATACGGTCAAAAGGCAAAGGTAGAGGATTGGGGAAAGGAAAAGGCAAAGGCCCTATCGGTAAGCCGGGAAGGAAGGGTTAAAGCTATGAACAATGAGCAGATGGAGAAATTAGTCTCTCTATACGAAGCTACTTTCCCACAAATAGGAATAAGGGAATATGCAACTGATGTATGTGGATACAAGTGTTGTGAGAGTTGGAGCCGAGAGGATTTGGTTTGGGAATTCGGTTACGGATATTGCATTTACATGAATGAAAAATATGGGGTGAAAAACAATGCTAAGAAAACAAGAAATGCCTGCGCCAATTAACCTTAACGATTGCTATTTGCTGTACCAGATGGGATATGCGGTGCAAATAAATGACGGTAAGGTTCTGGCGGTTACAAAGGAGAAGAGGGGAGGCCGGAATATTGAAAATCAAAAAACTTGAAATTGAGAACTTCAAAGGCATCAAGAACTTTATATTTGAACCCAATGGTAATAATGCAGAGGTATGGGGAAAGAATGAGACTGGGAAAACTACTTTACAAGATTCTTTCCTGTGGCTTCTTTTCGGGAAAGATTCATCCGACAAGAAGGATTTCGATATAAAGCCCCTTGATGAAAATCACAAGCCGATACCAGGGCTTGAAGTCCTGGTTGAATGCGAATTCATGGATGGCACTACCCTCAAAAGAACCTATTACGAGAAATGGGTCAAGCACAAGGGTAGTGCAGAAAAGGTATTTGAGGGGCACAGTACTGATTATTTTATAGATGGTGTTCCCACAAAAGCAGGGGATTATGCAGACTATATAAATAGCATTGCAACAGAGGATGTGTTTAAGCTCCTTACAAACCCCTTGTACTTCAATGAAGGGCTTCACTGGACCAAGCGGAGAGATCTTCTCCTTGAGGTATGTGGAGATGTCACCGATGATGATGTAATCAAGAGTAGTGACAAGCTTGCAGAACTTGCCGACATTATAGGCAACCTTACCATCGAAAAGAAAAAGGTTGTTCTTATTGAACAAAAAACAAAAATAAACAAGCAGCTTGATAAACTGCCGATCCGCATTGACGAGGCCGATAAAAGCAAACCGGATATTGCGGACATGGATTTTGAGACAATAGGGCAGGAGATTAAATCCCTGCAGGGAAAGGTTAAGGGGAAAAGACAACAGATTGAAAGCCTTAAAAGTGGCGGCGGGATGGCCGAACTCAGGAAACAACTCTCGGAGATTGAGGCAAAAATCCAATCAGCAAAAAATGAACACAATGAGGAAAAAGACAGTGCACTCCGGGAAGTGAGGAATCAAATATCCGATGTTGAAAGCGATATTGTGAAATTTCAACGTGAAATGGCAAGTAGCAAAGATGAAAAAAAACGCCTTGAAGACAAGATAAATTCCTATGATAATCAACTGGAAACCCTGAGAAAAGAATGGAAGAGCATTAACGGGCGTACTTTTGAATACAGTGCAGAAAAGGTATGCCCGACATGTGGGCAGGATTTGCCGGAGGATCAGCTTGAGAAAGCAAGACAGAAAGCACTGGAATCATTCAATGTTAAAAAATCCAAGGAGCTTGAGGAAAACACATCACAAGGGAAAACATTATCCGGACAGAAAAAGCAAACAATAGAGGATTTGAAAAAGGCCGAAAATACTATACTCAGCACAGGGAAACAGATTATTGCACTTAATGAAAAGCTCAACAAACTCAATGAAAAACTGGAATCGACAAGGCAAAAATACCTTGCCATTAAAAAGCCGGGATACCAGGATATGTTTACTGCACGAGAAAACACTATCCGTAAACTGGCGGAGGACGGCAAAAGTGAATCAGGTGAAGTGAAGCTTCTTGAAATCGAAATACAGAGCATTGAGGAAGAGATAGAGGAATTGCAGGCTCAGTATGCCAAGAAGGAACAATTTGAGCGTGCAACTAACAGAATAAAAGAACTCATGGCGGAGCAGAAAAAGCTGTCCAAGGAATTCAATGAAATATCAAGGCAGTTACAGTTGATGGATGAATTCACAAAAACAAAGGTTTCCATGATGGACGAAAAAATCAATGCCAAGTTCAAATATGCCAGGTTCAAGATGTTTAAAGAGCTTGTCAATGGCGGGATTGAAGATTGCTGTGAAACATTGGTACCCAATACTAAAACAGGTGCATTGGTATCGTTTAGTTCCGCCAATGACGGAAACAAGATTCTTGCAGGTTGCGACATAATAAATACCCTCTCAGAACATTACGGCTTTTACCCTCCGGTATTCATCGATAATTTTGAATCAATCACACATGAAATTGATATGAAGGCACAGATGATAAAACTCATTGTTAGCAAGAAGGATAAAGTCTTGAGGGTTGAGATAGATGAATAAACGGCAAAACAAATAATATTTCAGGAGGTTGAAATGTATGGCTAAGGGAAAAGGAATGACTGGAGTGACTGAACAATCAACAGCAGTTGAGAAACGGGAGAAGAAGAAGCTTACCCATAGCGAGAGGTTCACCGCCATGGTAATGAGGGAGTTTTCCTCTGCTGCAGGAGCACTTGAGGTAAACGAGTTCCAGAAAAGATTGATACAAGGGTATTTCATTGCTGTGGACAATACACTCAAGGCTGCAGAGTTAAAAAGGCAGGGCAAGAGCGAAAAGTATAAGGACAAAGTTCCGGTAACATGGGAGAACGTGAACATGACCGACCTTGCGCTTGACGTTGTCGCAAATGCCAGACTGGGGCTTGATGCCTCAATAAAAAACCATATCCATCCAATACCTTTCAAGAATAATAACACAGGCAAATATGATGTTGTTTTCATCAAAGGGTATGAAGGCCTTGAATATGTGGCAAAGAGGTATGCCCTTGAAATCCCGGAAGAGGTTATTACTGAAATTGTATACAGTACTGATACCTTCAAGCCGGTCAAAAGAGGCGGGGCAGCTGAATATGAATCCTATGAGTTTGCAATAAACCAACCATTTGATAGGGGCGATATAGTGGGAGGCTTTGCATATTTCTCATATGAAAATCAAAAGAAAAATCGTCTTATGATTATGAAGCTCCAGGATATTGAAAAAAGGAAGCCAAAATATGCATCACCTGAATTTTGGGGTGGCAAGCGGGATAAATGGGACAAGGGGAAAAAAACAACCGAAGAGGTAGAAGGATGGTACGAGGAAATGGTATTGAAAACCATCAAAAGGGCTGCTTACAGTTCTCTGCCTCTTGACCCCAAAAAGATAGATGATAATTATTTGGTTTTCAAAGAACGTGAGCAGCAGTGGGATAAAAAAATGCTTGAGGCTCAGGCGGAAGAAGAAGTTGAACATGATGCAAACAGCGAAACTATCGATATTGATTCTGAGAATGACACAGAAGATGTTGTAGATGCTGAATATGAAGATGTAACAGATAAGGAGCCTGCTGACCCTGGAGGAGAAGTAGATTATTCAGGTACACCGTTTGAAGACAACGGGGATACTGGTTCTGATGCGAAGCAGCCTACAATCAAGGATGGACCGGATTACTAAGGGGGATATATGGACATAGATGTTATCGGTTCCGGTTCTTCCGGGAACGCTTATATAATTTCAGACGGTTATACAAAAGTTTTACTTGAGTGCGGGATTAAGTTCAATAAGTTGCAGAGGGGATGTGGTTATAAGCTCCATGAGATTCAAGCTTGCTTGATTTCTCATGGGCATTAGCCACCAGGATCATTGCTGTGCCGCTAATGATATTATAAGGCAAGGAATCCCCGTGTATCTTAATGAGGCAACAGCGGAGTCCCAGGAGCTGTCTGGCGTGCATGTCCATATATTTAAGGAAAAGCAATTCGGTATAGGTACGTTAATTATAAAACCATTCCCCCTGGTACATGACGTACCTAATACCGGCTTTATTATATATTCCTGGAAAACCGGCAGGAAGCTTGTTTATATAACAGACACTCATTACTGCCGATTCCGGGTTCCTGGAATGACACACCTTATGATTGAATGTAATTACGCCACTGACATTCTGGAAGAGAATATAAAAGCCGGAAGAATTGACCCTTCTATGAGAATGAGGTTGCTGAACAGCCATATGTCACTTGAAAATGTAAAGAAATTTCTACAGGCAAATGACCTCAGCAAAACAGAGAATCTTTATTTAATACACTTGTCAGCCAAAAACAGTGATGAAGAGAGGTTTAAGAGAGAAATACAAGCAATCACTGGGAAAGAAACTTATATCGCACGCACAAGGGAGGATTCCAATTGGACAAATACAAAAGACACGAAGAAATATGCCATGAGCTAAACAATATGTATGAAGCTAAAAATCAAGCATATGGTGATGCTTTCGGGAAAACCTTTCGTGAGTTTGGAGAGGTATCCGCTTTAACCAGGATGTCTGACAAATGGGAACGCATAAAGCATATCGTCCTGACCGGGACAAATGATGTGCCGGATGAAACCATATCGGACACTCTAAGAGATTTGGCGAATTACTGCATCATGGCAATTATCGAACTTGAAATACAGAAAAGGAAGAGCAATTATGGGGAGAAAAAACAAGAGGAAAGTCAGATACAAAGTCCTGAAATGCCTTGAATGTGGAGCTGAGATTACCATCCCCAGGAAAAAGGGGAGGGATAGACCTGCCGGGCATATAAAGCATATGTGGCGTTACAGGTGTTTGCAAAAGACCCCTCATGAGGAACTGGGTGGCATATGAGATAGAGAAAGAGGTAATTTTGTGGCAGCCAAAATAAACTATATGAGTGAATTGAACGCTTTTTATAAAAGACAGCAGACCGATAATTTGAAACCTATGTCGAAGTTACTTTGGTATACGCTTATGGCTGTTAATAATACCCGCTCGTGGGCTGAGTGGTTTGAGTGTACAAATGGGAGGCTGTGTATCGAAATGGGGATTAACTCCAACTCCTTGAGAACCTTGTATACCGCAAGAAAGGAACTCCTTGGCAAAGGGTATATCGAATATGAGGACCGAAAAGGGGAACGGAAGCCGGGAAGATATAAGATGATTCGCCTATCCCATGTCAAAAACGAGGAAGAACAGAAAGAAAGGAAACAGGAAGATAAAACTGCTGCACCGACTACTGTCGAAACTACAGGCGAAACTGGTACAGAAACTACGAGCTATTTGCATGACATAAATAAACAAGAAGAAACAAAACAAAAGGATGAAGGTAAGAATGATACAGACGCAGGGCAGAAACAAGAGCAGGAACCGGAAAAGGTAATTGAGACAGCAAAGGTTGACCTGAAGGAAGTACTTGATTGCTATCTTGAACTTGCTCAAAAAGACTTGGAGGGTGCATCAGATATCAATACGGCAAAGTTTATAATAGCACAGCCTGGGATGACAATGTCGGCTGTTCGGAAGGGGATTGAAAGGAGCGCAAAGGCATACAAGCCCAAATATCCAATGCAGCGGATGCCACTTTTTTATTGCAAACCGGCAATATTCAGGGAATTGGATATAGAAAAGCAGAAAGGGGGAAATGCAGGCGATGGAAGAGCTAAGCGAGATTCTAAAGCGCCTACTGAAAAAGCAAAAAGAAAGAAGCAGGGAAATGCAGACAGTAGAACAAAAAGACTCCTTGCAAACAAAGAAAAACAACCACCGTAAGTATAGGTGCAACAAGTGCAAGGATACGGGATATGTTTACGATCCTGAGACAAATACGGCAAAGATATGTGAATGCATGAAAAAAAGAATCGTCGAAAAGAGGCTTAGGTTTGCCAAGGTACCGTCACAATTCAAGGAATTGACTGTCAGGGGTTTCAAGACTGATTACTACAGCAAGGCAGAGAGGGATGAAGGATTGGGTATGACACATTTTGAACTTGCAAAAAGGGCAAAGACAATAGCAGTAAACTATGTTGAGAATTTTGCTGAAATGCAGAAGGATGGGATGGGGCTGTATTTCTACTATTGGGACCCTGGGACAGGGAAAACACATCTGGCGGTAGCAATACTAAATGCCCTGATAAAGAAGTATGGTGTGGCGGGCGTATACATGGTGACGGGAGACTTGATAGAAGAGATAAAACGATTGATGTTTGAAGGAGATAAACACAGTGATGAAGATGGAAATACTCTCTCTCAGACACTGGAGAGCGTTAAGAACATTGATGTACTGCTACTTGATGATATTGGGGTTGAAAAGACATCGGATTTTGTGAAAAATACTTTATACAACATACTGAATGACAGGTATATCAATAAAAAACCGACATTGTTCACATCAAACTGTTCTATCGAGGAACTGCAGCATGGCGAAAGGATACAGAGCAGGATACAGGCCATGGTGTACCCGGTGTACCTGCCGGGAGAGGACATAAGACTGAAACTTGCGGAGAAGATGGAAGACGACAAATATAAAAAGCTGTTAGAAGGATAGTATGTATGCCAAAAGAGAGGGACTATGGATTCATAGCTTTATATATTGCCATTGAGTGGTACAAACAGATACCATTGGGCAGGGCACGGAAAATAGCTGAAGGACGGCTAAGGAGCAAGCCTGGAAATGAAATTACACCGGAAATGGCTAAAAGGATAAAAAAAATAATCCACAGCCCGAACTTTAAAAACCTGAATGGTGTCGTGAGAAGGTTTAGAGTCAACAAATATGATGTGTATGAATATTTCGGCGGGGAAAACGCAAGGGAGGAAGTGATTACAGCAATGAGGATTGAATCTTTGCTATTGCGGGCAAAAAACATAGTGGAAAACTGCACAGCAATGGATTGCGAGAACTGCGTGTTCAACCAGACTGTCTGTGCCAACAATAATGATGAAATCTCTTTATGTGATGTGCTTTTAAGTTTGGAATTCACCGAGAGCGGAAAGCTTAAAGGTTTTGGAAATAGGGGAGTGCACAAAAGTGCACAAAAGTGCACCGAAGAATTCTTAAATGGGGAGACAGTCAAGAAAGGATTTGAAGTTTATCAAAAGGTGTTGAATCAGCTAGACCAGTATATTGATTCACATAAAGATAAAAAAATTAAAGACATAGTGAGTGCCGCCATACTGGAATATGTAGAGAGGCACGGGCCCAAAAAAACATAGAGACAGGCAAAAGTAAAGGAGTTGCACTGATGAAGATAAAAACCAGGCAAACCATTTATTTACCCAACACCGGAATAAAGCTTGTCATTGGCGTTAAATCAAACCCTAAAATAATTCGCTTGTTCATGAACGCCATTGACAAGTATAAGAGGGAGTTGGAGGAAAAAGAAAGGAGTGGAGGAAATGAAGGCGATAACTCTACATCAACCGTGGGCGACACTAATTGCACATAAAGAAAAATATATTGAGACACGAGGTTGGGAAACAAAGTACAGAGGGGAAATAGCAATACATGCAGGCAAGAAGATTGATTATGAAGCATGTGAACAGCCTCAAATTAAAGAGGTATTAGCCAAGCATGGATACGACTTTAAAGAATTACCTACAGGAGTAGTGGTTGCTACAACATCAATTTTTGACTGTGTACAGATAGTAAACGGTACGTATGTGCCAGGGTATACGATCCCAAGGGATGAATATGTTTTCGGGCACTTTGCAACCGGAAGATACGCATGGATACTGACATGCACAAAAGCATTAGAGAAACCGGTACCTGCCAAAGGAAGGCAAGGGCTTTGGAACTGGAGAGGGAAAACATGACAAAGACTGATGTAATCTTAATAATCCTTACCGCTATACTGCTTGCATGGGTAATCAGTGCGGTGGGGTATAGGTTGATGGGGGGTTGACATGACAAAAAAACAATTTGAAAGATGGGAAGATTTTGCTGTTAGGCTTGCAACTTATGGGTATCCCAAAATAACAGAGGCAAGAAAACAGAAACTTATTGCAGAGGTCAGGTCATATTTTGGATGGCGTAATTTTCAAAATGATTGGCACGAAATAGAGGATTGGGACAACCTTGGTGATGAAGTGGACGAATTCTTTGACGAGTACAGGTGTTGGGACAGTTGCAAAGAAACAACAGGCAAATTCTTTAACCAGATAACTAGCTGCATAAGGGCAGGTTTTGATGTAGCAGTAAAGCAAAGCGGAGGAGTAGCCGGATTTAATGCCGGAGACATAAAGAGAATGTGGCAAGGGAAAGTACCTACATGGGTTACAAAGGACTTTGAAACACCATTTGAAAAAATATCTAATAGCGAACTTGTATGGCTATGATAGGAGGTTGACATGAACACAGGAGAAAAAATCTTATTAGCAGTAATAATTGCAATGATGGCGCTGACACTCGCCGTATCATACCACATGAGCGACCAACAAAGGGCTGTACGGACAGCAGACATGGAACTGATACATGAACTCAAAAGCACACTAGAACAGCAGGAGATGGAAATAGAGGGTCTATATGAACGTAACCTAGAATTGCATAAGCGGAATATGCAGCTTATGCAGGAGTACGACTTTATGGATAGGTTTTTAAGGCTGTTGGAGGATGAC